TCTCAGGGACCAAATTTTAATAACAGTGTCCAAATGGGGATTTCTGTTGTCGAGGTTGTAACCGGCCTAACTGTAGGCACAACCTACTGGCTCGACATCGCGCTTAAATCCGGAAACAGCGGAGCGACCATCAACACATACTACAATAACATCCAAGCTATCGAGTTCTAACCTAGGAGACTCTCTTGTCCGAAGACCTCAAAGCCAAGGCCGAAGCTCTTCGTGCTAGCGCTGACCACGATGATAACTACTACCTCAAGCAGATGGCCGCAGACCTTCGCATCATCCGCGAAGGCCTCGGCAAAGTCCTTCTCTACATGCACGACGCCGAGAAGGAAGTCTCCGAGAAGATGCGGCGCTTCATCATGTATATGCATGACATCCACGACATCGTCTTCCTCTACGAGGAACGTGGCCTTCCCTGCCCTACTTACATCATGCGCGAGATGGAACGCTGCGATGATCGGCTCCGCCAGCTGCTCAAAGAAGCCCATACCGATGGCGGCACCTTTGAAAAAGTCCGCCGTGAGATGGCAGCGGATAAAGACAACAAATGGGACCACTCCCGCGAACTCGTCTTCAAACCACAAGGACTAGACTAATGAAACAGGGCAAAGGCAACAATGTCACCGCCGGGGGCAAAGTCGAACCCCGCTCCCGCGCAATCTCCATTGACAAAACCGCCAACATCGGCGTGCAGATCGTCCGCACCAAGCCGAGCTCGAAATCCCTCTACGCCGGCAAGGGCTTCGGTCCGCCTCCCGTCCGTTCGATGAAAACCTCCAACTCTGGCTCACAGGGGTCCCGCTAATGGATTTCGATCGCATCGCTGTCGTCCTTGACGTTTGGCTCAAGACCATCAATGCTCCGCGTCATCTCATCCCGATCCACCAGGAAGCCGAGAAGGAACTCCTGGACCACATCTCTCGAATTGTGGTCGAAGATGAATCGACCTCTGAGTATGTCCCCACGGAACTCGATAAGGCCCTCAATCCTCCCTCTACTCCTGCTAGGAGAATCTAACCATGGCCCTCACACGCAATGGCGGTAAACCCGGCGAACGCTCAGTCATGGGCTATGCCGATCCCTACGGCCCGAAGAATCGCACCACCGGTCCTGGCCTCGGCCAAGACAACTGTGGCAACTCCGGCACCCAAGGGAAGGGCTCTTGCAATCCTTCCTCCTCCGGCTCTCCCGGCCTTGGCGGGCGCAACCTCACCAACTCCGGCTCCCAAGGCAAACGGTAACCTACAATGACCGCACTCGTCGATCTCTGCAATCGTGCCCTTCAAGTCATCGGCACCCGCACAACTGTGACGAGTGCGGAACTCCTCGCGAACTCTTCCAACGAAGCGATCCAGTTCAACCTCCTTGCCACGCCCTATCGCCGCCAACTCCTTCGCATGGCACCGTGGGATTGTAGCCTACGCACAGCCAACCTCACCTACATCACCTCTTCCCCTGGCACCCCAGAGAACACCTCTGGCGCAACCAACCTTTGGCAACCAGGCCAACCCCGTCCGCCCTGGGCATATGAGTATCAATGGCCAGTTGATTGTGTTCGTGACTGCTGGATCATCCCTGCTACCCAAACTGGCTTCGCCGGTGGCATCCCGGTCACAACCGCTGTCACCGGTGGAGCTCCTAGCTTCTGGCAATCCATGCCGATCAGCTACAAGATCGGCACGGACTTGTTCTACCCTGTTACCGCAGCAACTGTTGCCTCCGGCGGAACTGGCTATGCCGTCGGTGATCTTATCACTCTTGCCCAGGCTCCTCAGGGCTCTGCCCCGCTCGGTGCCCCTGCCGTTCTCCAAGTCCTCACAGCCCCTGGCGGTGTGATCGGCACTGTCTCCGTTGTCAACCAAGTCTTTGGCGAAGCCACCCCAGTTGGTGGCTCCTACTTCCTGATCCAATCCAACCCAGTCGCCCAAGGCTCCACCACCGGCTCTGGTTCCGGTGCTACTTTCAATCTCACTCAATCCGTCACTCAATCTCCCCAACGCGTCATCCTCACTAATCAAGAGTTCGCCACCCTCGTCTATGTCTCCGATGTCACCGATGCCAATGTCTGGGACGATCAGTTTCAAGAAGCTTACGTCAACATCTGTGGGGCCGGCCTTATCATGGCCCTGACCGGGGACAAAAACCTTGCGAACATGAAGATCAAAGAGGCCAATCGCTACATTGAGGAAGCTCGGAAGTCCGATGCGAATGATGGCTTCACCGTCAATGATGTCACCCCGGATTGGATTCGCACTCGCGGAATCCAGTATGACACTGAATACACCGGTCCGTTCTCCGGCTTCGACTGGGGCATGTCTTGGCCCCTCTACGGGTAACTGTCTATGACTGACACAGCAATTCAAGCCTCTTGGAATAGCGGTGAGTGGTCTCCCTCCCTCTATGCTCGCGTCGACCTTCAAAAGTATCGTTCAGGCGCAGCGCTCCTTTCCAACTTCTTCGTCGACTACCGTGGCGGTGCCTCCACTCGTCCGGGCTCGTCCTACGTCCTTCAAGCCTACGGATCGGCCTACCCAGTCCGCCTGATCCCCTTCCAAGCCGCATTCAACTCCGGCTACATCGTCGAGGTCGGCAATGGCTATATGCGATTCCACTACCACGGCCAGCCAGTTGTTGAAGCGAGTTTCAACGTGTCTGGCGCAACTCAGGCCAACCCCTGTGTCATCACCGTCGTTGGAAACAACTACTCTGCGGGGGACTGGATATATCTATCCAATCTTGGCGGGATCACTCAACTCAATTCCAGATACTTTCAAGTCCTCGCCGTTAATGGCTCATCTGTCACCATCGGCTATCTCAACGGTGGAAACATTGATTCAACAACTTTCAGTGCCTATACTTCCGGAGGAACCGCCGCTAGGGTCTATACCATCTCATCGCCCTATACCGCTGTGGATAACCTCCGTCAGTTGAAATTTGCTCAGTCCATCGGCCAGATGATTCTGGCCCATCCGAACCACACTCCTTATGTTTTGACCCTCATCTCCGCGAACAATTGGACCCTCACCGCAGCGACTTTTGGTGCCACCGTAGCTGCCCCCGGCTCAGTCAACGTCACCACAACTGGCGGTGGTGGCACCACTTGGTATTACTCCTATGTTGTCACCGCTGTCGATGCGAATGGCCAGGAGTCAGCCCCATCTTCTGCAGGCACCCTTTCTTCCTCCTCGAATATCCGCACCTCTTCGGCAATGACCAACACCATCTCCTGGACCGCTGTGCCAGGAGCAGTGGGTTACAATGTCTATGAAGCAGAACTCTCCAACTCCAACGCTGTTGTTTCCGGGGCTAACTACGGCTACATCGGCAACTGCACCGGCACATCCTTTCAAGACACCAACATCGCCCAGAACTTCTCATACTCCCCGCCAGTCGCGAAGAATCCGTTCATCGGCCAAGCCATTGCGTCGATCGCTGTTGGCACCCACGGCACCTATGCCACCGGCACGACTGCACCAATAGTTTCTTTTTCTGGCGGCTCCCCAGTAATTAATGCCTCGGCGATCCCGCAGCTTGGTGTTACCGGTATGTCCGGTTCTGCCTCTTGGTTCTACTGGAACGTCAATGACATTATAAACCTAACTAATGGCATTCAGATCAAAGTCACCTCTACCGGCACCTCCGGCATAATCACTGGTTATTCTATCCTCAGCCCTGGCGTTGCTTCCACAGGAAACCTCCCATCCACAGCAGCTTTTGTCTCATCCCCAACAAACAACACTGGCTATTGGTCTGGAACTTTAAATATCACTGCTTGGCAAGTTAACGCGATTCAGGTTACTTCTGGCGGAGCTTATCTATCCACCCCTACGGTAGTCTTCTCCTCCGGTGCAGCCACTGCAACAGCGACTCTTTCCCCTTCCAATGGCAATCCTTCCGCTGTAGGCTTTGTTCAGCAGCGCCTGATGCTTGGTGGGCTGACCACCTACCCCGCTACCTTCTATGGTTCCCAACCAGGACTTTACTTCAATTACAACGTCTCCAATCCTATCCAGGCCAACAATGCCCTTTCCGCTACTCTTGTCTCAGGCTCCCTCAACAACATCCAGTCTATGGTCGGTGTCTCTGCGGGGATGCTCGTCCTCACTGACCAAATGGTTTGGCTAATCAATGGCGGCGGAGCGGGCTCAGCGATCTCGCCGATCTCCCTAGTCGCTAACCCTCAATCCTTCGATGGCAGCAACTGGGTCCCGCCGATAGTCCTCAACTACGATGTTCTCATGGTCGGGGCCAAAGGCTCTAATGTCTGGGACCTTGCCTACAACATCTACTTCTCGACCTTCACTTCCGAAGACATCTCGGTCATCTCCTCCCATCTCTTCTATGGCTACACCATACAGGAATGGACCTTTGCTGAGCAACCATTCTACCAAGCTAACGCGGTGCGTAGCGATGGAACTCTGCTGTCTCTGACCTATCTCAAACAGCAACAGTTTCAGGCTTGGACTCACTACACCACCCTTGGCACCTACCAATCTGTAGCCTCCGTCACTGAGATCCTTTCCTCCGGTGCCGCGGTTGATGCGATCTACACCGTCGTAACCCGCACCATCAATGGCAACACCGTCCAATACATCGAGCGCTTCGCCGAACGGAACCTTTCCAATGGCATTGCCTCTGCCTGGACCGTCGATGCAGGGATTCAATACTCCGGTGCAGGGGCATTGTCATTCACCGGTGGGGAACAACTTGCTGCCGCGACTGTGACCGGCATCGCCATTGACAACCTCGGCAATCCCACTATCATCACCCCGTTCAC